CCTGACACTGGCGAAGCAATTATAAATCCTGATTTGGCAAATAAACTTACTAGGGGATTTGCAGCTTTTACAGAATCTGAAGGATACATGGGTTTTGCAGATAATATCGAAGTAATCAAAAATGTTCTTACCTTTAAAAACTTAATTGAACTTAAAAAGCAAGGCGCGACATTTGGTGGATTAAGTGAAGGTGAATTAAGACAAATAAGTACATTAGCAGGGAATTTAGATATTAGATCACCTCAAAATATTTTGAAAAATTTAAAACAAATTCAAAATAAAATAAAAGAGGCAAAAGAAAGAGCTAATAATGAAACTATAAAAAATATTAACTTTGGGCCTTCAGACTAATGGTAGATTTTTCAAAACTTACACTAGAACAACTCAGAACAGGATTAGCAGACGCTGTTACAAAACGTGATCAAAAAGCAATTAAGTTAATTCAAGATAGAATTAGTGAGCTTGAAGTCGCTCCAGAGCCTGTTAATGAAAAACCTGAAGAAATGACCACCGGACAAATTTTAGCAGATTATGCAAAATCTGCTGCCTCTGGCGTCCCTCAAGGAATTGAGTTTCTTTTAAATCTTCCTAATTACGCATCTAAAGGTATTCAGTTTGGATTAGAAAAAACATTAGGCTTAGATCCCGCCGTTGATAGGTCTAAGCTTCCCGCTATCGGTCAAGGTTTAAGTCAGGACAATATTGCTAGAGTTATGGAGTTAGCAACTGGTGGTGGAATTAGATATGAGCCAGAAACTCGTATAGGTAAAGTTATACAGGCGGGTTCTGCGGG